CTTCCTTAACGTGTTGCTCGCCGATGTAACGGACAGGCACCTCTCGCCCATCGCTGTTCACAATCATGTGACCAAACACACGCTCGCACTCAAAGATACCTTGCGAGTGATGACGTAACGCACGATGCCTAGCATCTGCCCACACTTCCTTAGTGGCGTCGAACCAATCGTGTATCGCTGTGTAGTCCTCGACCTTACCGCCCCACTTCTTAACAGTGGTTAGTGCATGATGGTTGGGGTGCATGTTATTTCTCCTCGTAGAATGAAGCTTCATCGTCATACGGGTCGTATGTGAAGTCGTAGTCTTCGGTGTGAGTTACGTTAATCTCCATGCCTACCTCGATAACAGGTAACTCACCCTCGAAGTTGATGGTCATTGTGCCTTGCCCACCCTCATTGTTATACCAGTCCATGCCTGTCGCATCGAGCACACGGTAGCCAATGTCATCTAATGCTTTATCTATAGAGATGTTTGACTGTGTTTTTACTTGGTCGCCATACACTTGCTTTGTCCAAGACACCATGTCAGAAGGCATTTCCATAGCCTCATTGTTCATGTTATACAGGTCGATGCTGTATATCTCACCGCTGTCACCGCCACCTTGGTATGATATACCCACATACTTAACACCTAGCATTTTCATTTGCGCAGTGAGCGCAACCATTTCTTCCTTACTGTCAAAAAACTTTTCTCTAGCCATAATTCTCTCCTTTGTTAACTTCGTGGCAGGATTGCCACTTTGTTACTCGATACTAAATAATAAATAAACAAATACCCAAAACCCAAACAGACCAAGCGTAGCCATAGCAACAGTAAACAGTGCCTCTCGCACTACCTCTTTGGTGCGTGATATGACTGCGACCACACGATAGTTCTGCATATCGTCTTGGCTCTCGCTATGCACCCACTTAATCCATATTTCAGCCATGCCTTTGGTATCAAACAAACAACCAGCATGTTCGGGGTCTTTGTATATATCAACCCACCTACCATTTACTTTTTCCTGCACTTTATAACGTATGTCAGCCATGCCGTTCCCCTTACCAAAGTAATAGTTCTAATTGTTTCTGTTGACTAGCCAACACGTGCACAGGTCGATTGTCAAATAGACACTCAAGGTATGCACGTATCCACCGTATGTTAGCTTTGCCATGCGCTTGCTTTATTGCCCACAGTTCTTTGTTCATGTCGTTCCCCTAGATATACACAACAGTGAAGTAGCACACAGCCACGATGACTGCGTAGATAAACAACAAGAACCCATACCCATCTTTTGTAAAACGTCTCATAATGTATACTCCGTTAACTTCGTGGCAAAGTTGCCACATTGTTACGTTGTGTGCGCACTATGCTCACCCAACAACTACATTATATACTAACTAGTGGACATTGTCAAGTCAGTGTTACGCCCTTTCTACGGTCATAGCTTGACCACACCTGTTCGTATCATCTCGCATTTGATGGCATACAGTTCCCAGTAGGCGTAGGGCATGGGGGTATCGCCCCTCTCCCATCGGTGCCATGTGCGCGTGTTCACGTGCAATAGGTTCGCACATTGTTTCGCCTCAAGCTTCATGCCTAAACGAAGTTCACGTATCTCACTGGGTTGGGGTGGTTTAATTATCTGCATTTCGATCGCCCTTTGTTGTGTCTTTCAGTATCCCCTGTGCTATGCGGTCTTTGCGCCATTCTTCGTATGCTTCATCTTGTGCAATCTCTTCAGCACTGCGCCAATCAGAAAGAAGGTCGACCATCGCTTGATGTTCCGCATCTACATCTCTCGCAGTAGGTTTCGCATGACCTTTAACAGATAGTTCTGCGACTTTCATAATGAACAGTTCCCATACAGGCGCAGGCATTTGTATGCGACCTTGCTCGTATCGTGCCCATGTATTGGGTTGGGTCATGCATAGTTCTGCTGCTGCTTGCTGTGTTAACTTCGTGTCAATCCGTGCACTTCTTACCTCATCGGCGGTGGGTATGTAATACTTTGCCATTGTGTTTCTCCTTGTTAACTTCGTGGCAAAAGTGCCACTTTGTTAGGGTTAAAATTAGCGACAAAATGTCGCACTACATTGTCAAGACCAAATTACGTGATTTTGAAAGTTTTGTAAGAGGGTCTTGTAAGGGGTCAAATTATACCCTTTTTTCTATACGATTGGTATAGGCGTTTGGTATAGTTTTTATACGATACGACTAGTCGTTTGGTATAGTTTTTATACGATACGACTAGTCGTTTGGTATAGTAAAATGGGGTATTTTTGGGGTGTAAATTGACAGTGTAAACACCAAATTACGTAGAGACATTTTGTCTCTGAAAGTTAAGTGTTTGATTTTGTTCACTTTGTTCACTTCGTGATTTGTCAGGATTTACGTAATAAGTCTTTGTTTTATATAGCGAATTACGTAGTTAGTGGACACTAACTTATTTCGTGAACTTCGTAACCTATTGATTTATATAGCGAATTACGTAATTACGTGATTTTGCAGAAAAGTCGCATTGCGCGAGGTCACTTGAACGACGTTAACGAAGTTTACAAATCAAAAACTATTTGGAACCTCTAGATAGTTTATAACGTATTTACGTAATTACGTAAATTTATTGTCCAGTTACTTTATGCATCAATGACTTACATGCATTACGTGACAAAAGTTGCACGTATTTTACGCAGACAATGTCAAGTGCCGTCTAGAGACATTCTGTCTTTATTGTCACGAAGTTTACGTAGTTAACTACTATACAACCTGTATATACGTAATGACTAGGTGAACTTCGTGTAATTGAACTCACTCTCGGACTCACTCTCTTTCATATTACGGTCATAACTGCGCAAACGATAGGCGCAAAAAAGCCCACCAAAAATCGGTGGGCTAATTTAACTTAGTGGCAGAATTGCCACAATGTTACTTGGTTGATTTTGCCAATTTAGCAATCTCACCAAAATTGTTTTTAGCGTAAACCAAAGCCGCTAATTGCGTGCTATCAAGAGAGCCAACCCATTTTTTCAACATGGTTTTTAACTCGGTTGTAGCTTTGCTTTCGTTTTTCTTCACGGCATTATTAGCCACTGTTTCACGACGTTTTTTCTCGGCGGATAATTGCGCCGCCTTTTTAAAATCGCCCGCTTTTGCCATGCCTTCAATTAAACCTTGCAATTCATTATCGGCAATTTTAGCTAATTCGCCACGTGCTTTTGCCATGCCTTCGGCACTTTTGCTTTCTGCTTTTGGCATAACAAAGCCTTTTAAATCGGCATTGGATAGATAGGCTTTCACGATTTTATTAAACCATTTTTCTATCGTGTCGTATGCTTGTTTTTTCGCCGTGGCTATACTTTCCACCACGTGCTTTTTAACTGCTTGCATGGTCTGATAGTTTAGCTTGTTATCCCTAACATAGTTTACAAAGCCATGCGCCGCCGCCGTTTCACTTTCACCTTTGGCTAATACTAGCTTTTCATGGTCTATGCCGAACTGATAAGAATTTGAGAATAACAAAGCCACAGGCGCAAGTGTTAGCTTGGTTGCGTCTGATAATACTGTTACTGCTTTACTTGGTGCCTTAACGGCTTTGGTTGTAGCTTTCAATGATTGAGTAGTCATAATATATACCTTTCAAATAATACGGCTAGCGGAATTGCTTAACCGTTAAGAGCCATTCTACTCGCATAACCTTACATTGTCAAGTCATAACGGCATAACAAAGTGGCAATATCGCCACAATGTTACACGAAGCCAACGAAGTTCACCTCGCATAAAGGAAGCGCGCGGATAGCATACATTGTCAACTTCGTCAACCCACTACACCCGTATAGCCCCGTTTATAAAGTAGGTTCACTCAGCTACGCTATACACTGAGCCGCGCACAAATAACTGGATACAATATTGAGATTTGACGTTTTGCAAAGACCCCCCCCCTTCACTTAACTTTCGCCTAAAGCGAAAAATTTTTATAAAAAATTTAATGAAATCAAGACATTGTGTCACGAAGCCAACGAAGTTAATCTAGAAAAACCTAGAAATACGTGTCTCCCGCAAAACTCTGTCAACTTCGTGACTATAAACACTTGATTTCTTAGTAAACTTCGTTATAATCCGGCTATCGCAAATTAGATTGCGCAAAATAGGTGGCTTGAATGTCCATAAAAGTAATACCCGATCCAGCAAAGCCGTTGCCAGACGACTTTGAGTCAGAAGAACCCACAACCTTTGCCGAAAGAGTCAAGGTTGCAGCGGCGACCGCCAAGATGTTACTAGAGGCGGGAGCTGAAATCCCCGTATCCACCAAAGAAAAGAAGGAAGCAGAGGAAGTTTTCAAGGCTTTCACTGATCCTGAGCAGAAAAATCCGCCTTCGCAGGTTGCGAATAAGTATTTAAACACCCCCGCTACGGTGCAGCACCTGTATATGATGCTGTCTGACTACGATCACCAAGTTGTCCAAGAGGCTGTGCAGCTTCGACGGTACGTAACCAACAAATTAATCGAGGACACGGGCCTATCCGATCCACGGCATAGACTTCGTGCACTAGAATTGCTGGGGAAAATCTCGGATGTGGGGCTATTTAGTGACAAAACTGAGATTACAGTGAAGAATGTGACTGCCGAAGACCTAGAAGCGCAGATTAAGTCGAAACTATTCAAGATTTTGGGCAACAACCAGCCTGTGAAGGATGTCTATGAGGGTGAGATTATCGATATGTCCCCTGAAGATATGAAGGACATCACATAGATGGCGCAGATTGCGGGGATAAAGGAAGAAGATTTAAACCGAGCGCTGGCTAACATCAACGTGCTGCCGATTGATGAGCGGAAAGAGCTGCTCACGATGTTGGAGCAGTTAGAAGGGATGCAAGATGTCACGACTAGACAGAATACGTTCCTGGAATTCATTGACCACGTGTACCCAGGGTACAAAGTTGGCGAACATCACAAGAGACTAGCGCAGATCTTCGAGGACATAGCCAACGGGAAGAAGAAGCGAGTCATCGTGAACATTGCCCCGCGTCATGGGAAGAGTGAGTTGATCTCATACCTAGCCCCTGCTTGGTTCTTGGGGAAGTATCCACATAAAAAGATTATCATGGCGTCACATACGGCGGACTTGGCGGTCAACTTTGGTCGTAGGGTGCGTAACTTGGTGGGCTCAGAAGCTTACAGGGACATATTCCCGGAAGTAGAACTGCAGGCGGATAGTAAGTCGGCGTCACGATGGGGGACGAACTATAATGGTGAATACTTTGCTATTGGTGTGGGGGGCGCTCTGGCTGGTCGAGGTGCCGATTTGTTTATTATTGATGATCCTCACTCAGAACAAGATGCGAAGTTGGGAAGAGCGGATGTGTTTAAGCCTGCTTGGGAGTGGTTCCAGTCTGGCCCTATACAACGACTTATGCCGGGCGGTGCGATTATCGTTGTGATGACGCGTTGGTCCAAGCTTGACTTGACGGGTGAGATTATCAACCAGATGGTGAAGCAAGAAGGCGTAGATGAATGGGAAGTTGTAGAATTTCCTGCTATTATAGAAGATAAAGACGGTAATGAAAAGTCATTATGGCCAGAATTTTGGCCGCTAGAAGAGCTCAGGGCAAAGAAAGCCGCGCTAGACGTGAGGTATTGGAACGCTCAGTACCTGCAGAACCCTACGTCAGAAGAGGGTGCGCTTATAAAGCGCGAGTGGTGGCAGATATGGGAGAAGGATAGACCGCCAGAGTGTGAGTTTACCATAATGAGCCTGGATGCGGCGCAAGAGAAGAATACTCGTGCCGACTATAACGCCTTGACAGTGTGGGGTGTGTTTTTTAACGAAGAAACGAATAATTACAATATAATACTATTAAATAGTATTAAAGAACGTTTGGAGTTCCCTGAACTTAAAGAACTTGCGTTACGCGAGTACAAAGACTGGGAGCCAGATGCATTTATAGTAGAGAAGAAATCTAACGGGGCCGCACTGTATCAAGAATTGCGCAGGATGGGCATCCCCGTTGGCGAATTTACGCCGGGTAAAGGGCAAGATAAGATTGCTCGCGTGAATTCTGTATCCGATCTATTTAGAAGTGGCATTGTATGGGCTCCAGACAAACGTTGGGCTAGAGAGGTTATGGAAGAATGTAATGACTTCCCTAGTGGCGCGAACGATGACTTAGTCGACTCAACAACAATGGCATTGATGAGGTTCCGTCAAGGTGGGTTTATTAGACTGCCTAATGACGAGGAAGACGAAATAAGAGAGTTCAGAAGTTACAACCAAAAAAGATTATATGCAATATAAAGGATAAATTATGGCAGGCAATATAGACAAAGGGCTCTACACAGCCCCCCAGGGGTTAGAAGATTTGGCAGCTGCTCTGCCAGAGCCAGACATTGAGATTGAAATAGAAGACCCAGAAAGCGTAGAGATTGGCATCGGTGGCATGACCATTGAGATTGAACCAGAAGATGAGTATGACGATGAGTTCAATGCCAACTTAGCAGAAGAAATGAACGAAGGTGACTTAGCCCAGTTGTCAGGCGACTTGCTTGGTGACTATATGACTGACGTTGATTCACGTAAAGACTGGCTAAATACCTACGTTGACGGCATCGAGCTATTGGGAATGAAAATAGAAGACCGTACCGAGCCGTGGCCAGGTGCATGTAGTGTCTACCACCCAATTCTATCAGAAGCGCTAGTCAAGTTTCAAGCAGAAACGATGATGGAGACCTTCCCTGCCGCAGGTCCAGTAAAAACACAGATTATAGGTAAGCAAACCCCTGACAAAGAAGAAGCGTCAGAGCGCGTACGCGACGATATGAACTACCAATTAACCGAGGCAATGCCAGAGTACCGCCCTGAGCACGAACGCATGCTGTGGGGCCTAGGATTAAGCGGTAACGCCTTTAAGAAGATATATTATGACCCATCACTAGAGCGTCAAGTATCTATATTTGTACCGGCAGAGGACATTGTAGTTCCTTACGGTGCATCAAGCCTACAAACAGCCCCACGTGTCACACACGTTATGCGTAAGACAGAAAATGAACTACGCCGCTTACAAGTGGCTGGGTTCTATCGTGACATCGACCTAGGCGAACCATCACACGAGATTGAAGAAGTCGAGAAGAAGATCGCAGAGAAGATGGGTTTCAATGCCACCATGGACGACCGCTACAAGCTGTTGGAGATGCACGTTGACCTAGACCTTCCAGGTTATGAAGATGTGGATGACGATGATGAGCCTACAGGCATAGCCCTACCGTATGTGGTTACACTAGAGCGCAGCACAGGTGATATCCTAGCTATCCGCCGTAACTGGAACCCCGACGACAAGACTAAACAAAAACGTCAGCACTTCGTACACTACAGCTATATTCCAGGCTTTGGCTTCTATGCGTTCGGTTTAATCCACTTAATCGGTGCATCAGCTAAGTCAGGTACTATGTTGCTACGTCAATTGGTGGATGCTGGTACGCTAAGCAACCTACCAGGCGGCTTCAAGACCCGTGGTCTACGTATCAAGGGCGACGATACCCCTATCGCTCCAGCAGAGTTCCGTGATGTAGATGTACCGTCAGGCGCTATCCGTGACAACATCATGCCGTTGCCATACAAAGAGCCATCACAAGTACTAGCTGGCTTGATGGACAAAATCATTATGGACGCTAAGGCGTTCGCTAATGCTGCTGATATGCAAGTATCAGATATGTCGGCTAACTCACCTGTAGGCACCACACTAGCGATATTAGAGCGTACATTGAAGGTAATGTCAGCTGTTCAAGCTCGCGTTCACTACTCAATGAAGCAAGAGTTCAAGCTAATCGCTGGCATCATCCGTGACTATACGCCAGAAGAGTATAGCTACGAGCCAGTAGAAGGCAGTGCACGTGCTAAACAATCAGACTACGACTGCTGTGAAGTTATCCCCGTATCTGACCCCAATGCAGCGACCATGAGTCAAAAGGTTGTGCAGTACCAAGCTGTTATGCAGATGGCACAAGGCAACCCAGATATATACGATATGGTCGAGTTGAATAAACAGATGCTAGAGATATTGGGCGTTAAGAACATCGGTAAGCTAATCCCAGCGGCAGATGACGAGAACCCAAGAGACCCAGTGTCTGAGAACATGAACTTAATCAACGGGAAACCAGCGAAAGCGTTCATGCATCAAGACCACGAAGCTCACGTACAAGTACATATGGCAGCAATGGAAGACCCAAAAATAGCCGCTATGATAGGTCAAAGCCCTAAAGCTCAAGCCGTTCAAGCTGCATTTGCGGCACATATTACTGAGCATATTGCGTTTGCATACCGTAAACAGATTGAAGAGCAGTTGGGTACAGCGTTACCACCGCCAGATGAGAAACTAGATGAGACAGTTGAAGTACAGTTATCTCGCCTAGTAGCCCAAGCTGCACAACAATTGCTACAGAAAAACCAAGCGGAGCAACAACAGCAAGAAGCTCAGCAACAAGCTCAAGACCCAATGATTCAAATGCAACAACAAGAATTGCAGCTTAAAGCACAAGAAATTCAAATCAAAGCCCAAAAAACACAGGCTGATATTGAAGTGGATAAAGCCAAAATTCAAGTTGACATCATGCGAATTCAGTCTGAAGAACGTAAAGCAGGCGCTCAAATTGGTGTTAAATCAATGTCTGAAAAAGCTAAGATGGAGCAAGAAGCAGCTAAATTTGAACAACAGCAACAAGCTGAAGGCGTTCGTATTGGTGTAGACATGGCCAAAACGCAAGCGCAACACGATATACAGCGTCAGTCTAAACAAGCTAAACCAGCTAAGCCTGCTAAAGAGGAATAAAAATGAATGATTCGCTAGAGTATTTGATGTCACAAATCGAAGAACGGCGCAAAGCAATTATCGAATCCCTTGGCGACGGTGCGGCCAAGGATTTCGGTGCCTATCAACAATCTGTCGGTATGGTTCGAGGTCTACTTACCGCGCAGTCTTTAATAGAAGACCTCGCAAAAAAAATGGAGAATTTTGATGACTAACGTCAACCTAGGTCAAGCAATTGACCTATCGGAAATGGTGGCAGACGCACGAGAGTTTGGTGATGCAGAAAAAGCCTCACAGCTACCAGAACCAAAAGGCTATCGAATCTTATGTGCAGTACCCGATGCCAGTGACACCTACGAGAGTGGGCTTGCTAAAGCATCTGATACTAAACGTATTGAGGAGAATGGCACCGTAGTATTGTTTGTCCTTAAAATGGGCGACCTTTGCTACAAAGAAGAAGCGAAGTTTCCTACAGGTGCATGGTGTAAAGAAGGCGACTTTGTCCTTACCCGCGCATATGCAGGTACCCGTTTCAAAATTCACGGAAGAGAATTCCGCATAATCAACGATGATACCGTCGAGGGTGTAGTAGCAGACCCACGTGGTTACAGTCGCGCATAGGAGATAAGTATGGCTAAAGCAGAGTTTGACGAAGAATTTGAATTTCCTGATGAAAAGGAAGTTTCCCCAGTAGATACTAAAGAAGAGGTTAGTATTTCACTTGAAGACGATAATACAGAAGTAGAAATTGATATTATCGACGATACACCACCGCAAGATCGTGATCGTAAACCACTACCTAAAGAAATAGTCGAAGAGATAGAAAAAGATGACTTGACAGACTATTCAGACCGCGTTAAAGAGCGTATGGCGCAGTTACGTAAGGTATATCACGACGAACGCCGAGATAAAGAAGCCGCTGCACGTGAGCGCGAAGAAGCTATTCGCTATGCTCAATCAATCCAAGAAGAAAACAAACGGTTGAAATCAAACCTAACTTCTGGTGAACAAACGTTAATGCAAACGTATAAAGCAGCTGCGGACCAAGAATTGGCATTAGCTAAACGAGATTACCGTGAAGCATATGACGCAGGCGACACTGATAAGATTATAGAAGCGCAACAACGCATGAACGAAGCGCAGTATAAGCTTACTCAAGTACAAAATTATCGTCCTCAATACGATAATACTTTACAACAGCCTGAAAATGATGTATATATACAACCTGAACGACCCCAAGTACCTAAACCTGACCGGAAAGCTCTTGCCTGGCAAGATAAGAACAGTTGGTTTGGGAAAGATGAAGAAATGACTAGCCTCGCTTTGGGGTTGCATGAGAAGCTAGTAAGGGCAGGTACTGACCCTACTTCAGAAGAGTACTACTCTACCATCGATAAAACGATGCGCAAACGATTCCCAGAATATTTCGGGGATGATTCGCTGGACGTGGAAACACCCGCCCAACGCAAAAAACCGTCGACCGTTGTAGCTTCGGCCACGCGTAGTACCGCGCCTAAAAAAGTACACCTGACTAGAACTCAATTAGCCCTGGCTAAAAAGTTTAATCTAACACCCGAGCAATATGCACGTGAGACACTTAAATTGGAGAACAGATAATGACTGATACTAGACAAAACCGTGAGTTAGAAACCCGCGAAACCTTTCAACGTCAAGCGCAATGGGCACCAGCTGCTTTATTGCCTGAGATTACGAAAGAACCCGGATGGGCATATCGTTGGATTCGTACAAGCATGGCCGGTCAAGCTGATGCCACTAATGTTTCTTCAAAAATGCGAGAAGGTTGGGAACCCGTCAAATTGTCGGAGCATCCTGAACTAAGGCTATTCACAGACAAAAACAGCCGAATTCCAGATTCAGTGGAAGTAGGTGGTCTGATGCTATGTAAGACACCAGAAGAGTTTGTTAGCCAACGTTCTGCTTATTTCAATAATCAGACGCAGTCCCAGACTGAAGCAGTGGATAACAGCTTTATGAAAGAGAATGATGCACGTATGCCCCTATTTAAGGAAAAGCGTACCACTACCTCATTCGGTAAAGGTAAATAATTTAAGGAGATTTATATGGCTACTACAGCAGCCCCATACGGTCTTCGTCCTATCAACCTAATTGGTGGTCAGCAATTCGCTGGCTCAACACGTCAATTAAAAATCGCTAGCGGTTATGCTGCTAACATTTTTTACGGTGATGTTGTTGCAATTGGTACAGATGGTACGATCGTAAAAGTAACAAACGTAGGTACAAACGCGGATGCATTCCCAGCTGGTACAGTTGGTGTGTTCTTAGGTTGTTCATACACAAGCCCATCATTAGGCTATTTCTTGCAAGCACAATACTGGCCTACTGGTACTGTTGCTTCAAACGCTACAGCTTATGTATGTGACGATCCAGATGCATTGTTCCAAATCCAAGCAGATGATGCTGTGACTCAAACAATGCTAGGTTCTAACTTTGGCGTGAATCAAACAGCAGGTTCTACAACTACTGGCGATTCAAAAATATCATTAGACGTTGGTACTCG